TAAGAACTCGTGGTCTTTTCTAACTAAATAAAGAAAAAACGTTTATTTAAAATGCCTGCTATTATAACTGACCAATTTAGAGTGATGAATGCTGAGACTTTTATTAAGAGTCTTGTGTCTGTTGGTAATACCGCTAATAATTATTATACCTTTATTGGGCAACCAAATAGTTTAAATCCGCAAGCAAATGGGTCTTCAATTTGGGGAGATGGACTTCCTCCATTAGATGGATTTGAAGAAGAAAATAGGATAAAAGAAACAATCATAGCGTTAAAAAAAGTAACTGGTGATGATATAAGAAGAATGGTTAGAAAAGTCCAATGGACTTCTGGAACAACATATGAAATGTATCGTCATGATTACACAATTTATAATAAAACTCCAGTAACTAAACAATCAAGTTTATATAATGCAAACTTTTATGTAATAAACGAGGATTTTAGAGTATATCTCTGCTTACAAAATGGTTCTGATCCAGAGAATCCCAATGGAAGACCATCATTTGATCAACCACAATTCATAGATTTAGAGCCAAGACCAGCAGGAACAAGTGGTGATGGATATATTTGGAAGTATATGTATACAATCAAGCCATCAGAGGTTGTGAAATTTGATTCTATTGAATTTATTCCAGTTCCAGAAAATTGGGGGTTAAACGGAGAAACAATTTCCACAAAAAATAATGCTATAGATGGTAAAATAGAAGTAGTTGCCATAAAAAATAGAGGTACTGGGTATCAACCAATCTCAAAATCATTCACTAATATTCCCATTTTGGGTGATGGGATTGGAGGTAAGGTAACAATAACTGTTGACTCATTTGGAAAAGTTTCTGAAGTTTTTGTTACAGATGGAGGATCTGGTTACACCAAGGGAAATATAAGATTTGAGCCAGGTGCTCCAGGAATTCCATCAGAACTATCAAATGGATCCGAAATAGCAGAATTTGATGTAATTATTCCACCAAAAGGTGGTCATGGATATGACATTTATAGAGAACTTGGAGCAAACAGAGTTTTAATATATTCTAGATATATTACTGATCCATCAAACCCTGACATTATTTTGGGAAATGATTTTTCTAGAATTGGAGTTATAAAAAATCCAACAATTTCTGGTAGCAATACAGAGTTATTGACTTTAGGTGAAGTTAGTGCTCTAGATTCATTAAAATTAACTGGACTAAGTACTCAAACCACATATCCAGTTGATTCAGTAATTAAACAAACTATTGGACTTGGTGCAACTGCCGTAGGATTTGTTGCTTCTTGGGATAACGTTACTGGTGTTTTGAAGTATTATCAACCAGTTGGATTAGCAACTGCAGGTGTTAATTACAAAATAAACAAATTCACATCACTGCCTGCTCAAGGTGGATCTTTATCTATTGATTGCCAAAATATAGTTGGACCGGTTTTAAGCATAGATACTGCATTTAGTGGTATAAGCACGGTAATAAATAATAGGACATACCAATTGGGAAGTAATTTTGTCTCTGGGATTTCATCTTCCGAATATAACAAAAAATCGGGTGAAATAATTTACATTGATAATAGAAAGGCAATTCCTAGATCATCTAGTCAAAAAGAAGACATAAAAATCATTTTGGAGTTTTAAAGAAAAATGCCTCAGAATACTAATTTAAACATTTCTCCATATTTTGACGATTTTGACGAAGCAAATAATTATAAGAGAGTATTATTTAAACCGGGAACTCCAATTCAGGCTAGAGAATTAACTACTTTACAGTCAATTCTCCAAAATCAAATTGAAAAATTTGGAAAGCATTTTTTCAAAGAAGGATCAGTTGTAATCCCTGGACAGATTTCATATGATTCTAATTATTTTTGCGTTCAGATAGATGAAACCCATCTAGGAATTCCAGTATCATTATACCTTAATAATTTTAAGGGAAAATTAATTAAAGGTGAACTTAGTGGTGTAACAGCAAAAGTAGAAAATATTATATCTAGTGTAGAATCAGAAAGAAATAATTATACAATATATGTAAAATATCAAAGTTCTAGTGATGTAAACTTCACCAACAATGCATTTGTTGATGGAGAAAACTTAATTTCCGTAGAAGATGTTTCTTATGGAATCTCTGCAATAAGAGCAGGTACATCATTTGCTACTACAATTATTTCAAATTCAACTGCAATTGGATCTGCGGCAAAAATTGCATCTGGTGTGTATTTCATTAGAGGATTTTTTGTAAATGTTAAAGAGCAGTCAATAATTTTAGACCAATATTCAAATTCTCCATCATATAGAGTTGGTTTATTAATTGATGAGGAACTAGCAGTAGCATCCAATCAATATCAAGACTTATATGATAATGCTCAGGGATTTTCAAATTATGCTGCACCCGGTGCGGATAGACTTAAATTTGAAGTAACTCTAATAAAAAAAGAGGTAGATAATTTTAATGATGAGAACTTTATTGAATTAATTAGGTTAAATAATGGAGTTTTACAAAAATTTGTAACAACTTCAAATTATGATTTAATTAGAGATGAATTAGCAAGAAGGACATATGACGAATCTGGTGATTACTATATTAGACCATTTAATATTGCATTAAAAGAGTCTTTAAATGATAGAATTGGCAATGATGGAATGTTTTATGAAACAGATAAAACAAGACAAGGAAATGTTCCATCAGAAAATCTTGGTAGCATTGTAATTGGACCAGGAAAGGCATACGTAAGAGGATATGATATAGAAACTATTGATAATTTAGTAGTAGATTTCAATAAGCCAAGAGATACTGAAAAGCAAGAAAACCAATCCATTCCCTTTAATGTAGGAAGGCAAGTTTTACTCAATAATGTTTATGGATCTGGAGTTATTGGATTTGGTTCTGAAGCAAAAATAAATCTATATTCAGGCAGAACTTCCACTCCTGGTGTAGCATCTGGGAATAAAATAGGAGTTGCTAGAATATATGATTTTAAGTTGAGAAATGCAGAATACCAAAATGCAGCAACTCAATTTGAATGTTCTTTATATGATGTTCAAACATACACAAAAATTACTTTAAACACTGGGGTTGATATAATTACTCCAGCATTTATAGAAGGGAAAAATAGTTCTGCTTCTGGTTATTTGGTGGAAAGTGTAGATGACTCGGAAGTGATATTCCTATATCAAGTATCTGGAACATTCAGTGTCAATGAAAGAATATCTATAAATGGAATAGATAATGGAAGAATCATAAAAGATATTAGAGATTATAGTTTATCCGATGTCCAACAAATAAAAAATAGTTCTGGAATTTCTACATTTACTGCCGATACACTATTAAATACTAAAATACTTTTATCTGATCCATCAACACAATATACTATAACTTCTTCTGGTAATATTACATCACCAGATTCGAATTTTTATGTTGGCATTCAAACTGGAGATATACTTTCATATTCCAGACAAGGATTTACTGTTCCTACTTACAATAAAGTAACTTCAATTGATGCTCCAAATAATAGAATCACTGTTTCTCCAGTATCTTCTGTCTCTGGAGTTTGCACGGGAGGACTTCCCGCATCAACTATTACAGCAAATGATTTAAGAAAATTATCATTAGAAGTTTTAAATTCAAATAATTCTTATCTTTACTCAAGATTATATCATAAAAATATTGCAACATTAGATTTATCTAGTTCTAGTATTATTATAAGAAAATCATATAATATTGTAGTTTCTGCAAATTCATATGCTTCAACATTAGAAACTGATATAAACTTAACTTTAGAACCATTCGATGAAGAAGATTATACTTTAACTTATATTTCAAGTGGGATTGTTGAATCTCTCAGTAATCAAAAACTAAATGTTTCTGGGAGAACTGTATCTTTATCAAACCTATCTTCAAATGGGAATGCAATATTAACAGTTACTTATAAAAAAATTAATACAAAAGTAAAGAAAAAAATATTTAATAGATCTTCCAGTTTAGTCATTAGGGGTTCCAATTCATCTGCATCTGGTGTAGGAAATACAACATTAAATGATGGACTTGTTTATAGATCAGCATATGGATTAAGAGTACAAGATAAAGTAATATCACTAAATGTTCCTGATGTAGTTTCTATATTGGGAATTTATGAATCATCCTCAACATCCGATCCAAGTTTACCAACTATTGTTTTTAGTTCCTTAAACTCAACTACAGATAATTTCATTCCAGGTGAACAGTTAATAGGAAAGACTAGTGGTTGTGTTGCTCAGTTTGTTTTAAGTTCTGGAGTGAATCAAGTAGAGATTGTATATTTAAATGAAAATAAATTTTCTATTGGTGAAACAATTGTCTCCAAGGAAACAAATATAACTGGAATTGTTGGTTCTTTAGGTGCCGGAGATAAAAATATCAAGGATAATTTTATTTTAGATAATGGACAAAGACTTGAATATTACGATTATTCCAGATTAATAAGAAAACAGGAAGTTTCTGCTCCAACCAAAAAGATTAGAGTAATTTATAATAATTACGTAATTGATTCAAATGATGAAGGTGATTTCGTAGCAGTAGATTCTTATGATGCTGATAGATATTCAAAAGAAATAGCAACAATAAATGGAATTAGAACAAGTGATATTATTGACTTAAGACCAAGGGTAGACGATTTTTCACCTTTAAATGCAGCATATTCTCCATTTGAATACAATGCAAGAGTCTTTAGTCCTTATTCTAATTCAGCAACAAATATTTTTGCCAAGGACAAAACATTAAATCTTTCATATTCTTATTATTTGCCAAGAATAGATAAAGTATTCTTAACAAAAGAAGGATCATTTATTATTAGTACTGGAATTCCATCATTAACACCGAAAGCACCAAATAATGTTGATTCTGCATTAGAAATATGCACGATATATTACCCAGCATATCTTTATGACATCAGACAAGCTCAAATATCATTAGTAAGTCATAAGAGATATCGCATGAAAGATATCTCCAGACTGGAAGATAGACTATCTAATGTAGAATATTATACCTCACTTTCTTTATTGGAAACTGATACTAAAAATCTTTCAATAAGAGATGCACAAACAGGATTGGATAGATTTAAGTGTGGATTCTTTGTAGATAATTTTAAATCATATCTTGGTGGAGATATATCTAACAGACAGTACCGAGCAAGTGTTGATTCTTCATTCGGTCAATTAAGACCAATGCATTATACTACTTCTGTTGATTTACTTTTAGGTTCAAGTAGTATACTTGGGATTGGTACTATTTCTGATCCAACAGCAGATTTAAGATTTGTTAATGATCTCGGAAATCCAAATGCAAAAAAAATTGGAGATATAATATGCTTAGATTATTCTGAAGTAGTATTTACAGAAAATAAATTTGCAACAAGAACAGAAAATGTTAATCCATTTAATACTCCAACCTGGATTGGATCTATAGAACTAAATCCCTCCACAGATACTTGGATTGAAACAAGAAGGACAGAGAGGGTAGATGATATTGAAGGAAGTTATTCTTCTTCTATACAGCAGTTAGGTGTTGATACTAATACTGGATTATCTCCAGTAAATTGGAATGCTTGGGAAACAAATTGGACAGGAACTTCTGTTGTTGAAGGACCAGTAATCGCACGATTAAATGAAAGGTCTAGAACTTCCTCTACTGTTCAGAATAGATGGGTAACAGTAACTACAGAGTCTCAATGGACTGAATTGCGAAATGATAGATTAACAACAACTACAAATCAAAGTAGACAAGGAATTCAATTTGGAGTTTCGGAAAGATTTGATTCAACGTCTCTTGGTGATAGAGTTGTTTCTAGAGCAATCTTGACCCTAATGAGATCTAGAAATATTGAAGTTGTTGCTAGAAGAATGAAACCTTCTACTAGGTTGTATGCATTCTTTGATAACATTGATGTTACTAACTTTATTGTTCCAAAACTAATAGAAGTTAGAATGGTTAGTGGAACTTTCCAAAAAGGAGAAGTTGTAACTGGAACAATGCCTTCTGGTGGAGCAAATAGAACAATAAGATTTAGACTTGCAAGACCAGATCACAAATATGGTCCATACAATTTCCCAACAAATCCAGGGTCTGCAGACCTTTCTATTCTACCATTCTTTGATACTTATAAAACAAATCCATATAATCCTGCAAATTCCATAGGAACCGAATATTCATCAACGTCTACATTATTGAATGTTGATACTGCAAGTTTAGAGTTACAGTCGCAATCAGATTTCTTTGGATGCATTGCATCACAAATGCAACTTGTTGGTCAAACGAGCAATGCAGTTGCAGTTGTTAATGATATAAGATTAATTACAGATCAGTCTGGAACTTTCATTGGGTCTTTGTTTATTCCAGATCCAACAATCCCATCAAATCCTTCTTTCCAGACAGGAACAAAAACTCTTACATTAACAACAAGTCCAACTAATTCAAAAACATCTGCACCATCAGATAGTATTGGTGAAGCCAACTTCACTGCAAGTGGAACAATTGACAATGTAGAAAACGTTACTTTAAGAATTAGAAATGCAGAAATTGAAAGATTAACGGTTTCTGAAGCAAGAACACTTTCCGAGACTGAAGATAGATTAGTTGCACAAAATAGATCAAGCAGAACAACTAGAACTTACTATGATCCATTAGCACAATCATTTGAAGTAACTGATATTAATGGAGTATTTTTAACAAAATGTGAGATTTATTTCAAGACTAAGGATCCAACTGAAGTTCCAGTCACAATGCAAATCAGAACAGTTCAATTGGGAACTCCAACTCAAGAAATTTTACCTTTCTCTGAAGTATCTTTAGAACCAGACCAAATTTCTTTGTCTAATGATGCTACTGTTCCAACCACATTTACCTTCCAAGCACCAGTTTACCTAGAAGGTGGTGGTGAGTATGCCATCGTATTACTATCAAACTCAGATTCATACAATGTATGGATTTCTAGAATGACTGAAGTTGATATTACGTCTCAAAATAGACCAGAATCCGAGAGAATTATTGTTTCTAGACAACCAACATTAGGATCATTGTTTAAGTCTCAGAATGCATCTACTTGGGATGCTTCACAGCTGGAAGATTTGAAGTTTACACTCTATAGAGCAAACTTTACAACAAATGATGCAATTGTTAGATTCTACAATCCACCTCTTGGTATTGGAAATAGACAGATTGTTTCTTTAAGAACAAATCCAATTGTTGCTTATTCCCAAAAAATTCTTGTTGGATTAGCACAAAGTATGAGTCAATTTGATATCAATAATTTGACTCCAGGAGTCAAATTATATCAAAATAATTATTCGGATTTTTCTGGTAATTTGGTGAGTATAGTTGGTTCTGTTGGCATTGGATCCACATTGTCAATAACCAATGTTGGATCTGCATATACTGCAAATAGAACTTATGGAAATGTTCCATTATCAACTTTATCTGGAAGAGGTTTTGGAGCAAGAGTCAATCTAACTATTCAAAATAACATTGCTGTTGCTGCTACAGTTTCTATTGGTGGAACTGGATATGCTATTGGTGATACTCTGACAGTAGAAAATCAATATACTGGAGGATTTGGTAAAAACTTAATACTATCCATTCCCAATAATGTTGGCATTTTGAGCTCATTTAATTCCATGATAATTGAAAATGTTCAAGATAATATTAATACCTCTGGTGTTTTAAACCAAATACAATATGCTGGTGTAGGAAATACTGTAACTACCGTTACAAATGGATTTGTTGTTTATAGTGAAACTATAGATGATGGATTACATTTAAAAGTAAATCACAATAATCATGGAATGTATTCTGATTTAAATTATGTAACTTTATTCAATATTGAGTCTGATGTTGCACCATCAACTTTAACTGCTGAGTATAATCAAAGTTCAACATCAGAAATACAATTGGCAAATGTCGGTATCTTTACTCATTTTGAAAATATAGGAGTTTCTTCGGATAATCCAGGTTATGTTAAGATCAATAATGAAGTAATTAAATACACTGGAATTAACACAGCAGGAAATTCATTGAATGGTGTAACTAGAGGTATTGATATTATTGATTCTGTAAATCCAAATACAAGAACGAGTCTTTCTATAAATTCACATCCAGTTGGATCTCAAGTATTCAAATATGAATTTAATGGAGTTTCACTTAGAAGAATTAATAAGACTCATTATTTTGGAGAAGTTGATTTAAACAAATATCCAATTGAACTTGATAGTTATCATGTAAAACTTGACATGACAAAATCCGGAAAGGATAGGAAATTTGGAACACCTAGATTGTATTTTAAAGAAACAAAAACAGGAGGAACTTATCAATCAAACTTAAGTTCAACTGGTGCAAATACACTAAATGGTCCAAAGGCAACTCAAAATATTCCATATAGTATTATTAGACCAAACGTTCAGTTCATGACACCAGAAACAACATCTATTGACGCACAAATAAGAACTGTCTCGGGATCCAGTATTGATGGCAATGAAAGTTCATTCGTCGAGCAATCATATATTCCAGTATCATTGAATTCTAATAATTTCCTACCAACACCTAGACTAATTTCATCAAAAGTCAACTCTGAAAAGAATCTATCGAATAATCAAGGAAATACATCATTCACTATGGAACTGAAACTTTCTACAACTGATAGTAAAGTTTCTCCAATAATTGATTTGGATAGAGTAAACATTATTACCTCAATGAATAGAATTAATTCTCCAATATTAAATTATAGAACAGATTCTAGGGTGAACAGCATTTTCGATGATCCAAATGCTGCGATTTATATTTCTAAAGTAATTAGACTGGAGAAAAATGCTGATAGCTTGAAGGTATATTTTGACGCATTTAGAGATGCATCCAACGAAATTATTGTACTTTATAGAATATTACGTCCAGATACACCAGATGATCAACAACTTTATGAATTATTCCCTGGATATAATAATATTAATGATTTTGGTGATACTATTGATCCAAAAGAAAATAGTGGATTATCGGATAAATTTGTTTCCGAATCATTAGCATTAGATGACTTCAGATCATATGAATATACAGCAAAGAATCTTCCATTGTTTAATGGATATCAGATTAAAATTATAATGACAGGAACAAATCAGGCGGTAACTCCATTGATTAGAGATCTAAGGGTAATAGCAACAATATGATACCAGTAAAAGAAAATAAAGGTCTTTTCCGAGATGAAAAGACCAATTCAATTATAAATTGCGATGATTTACAATATGAACAGTATATCAAAATGAAGGAGATTAAAAGAAAAGAACGAAATGAATTTGAAGAATTGAAATCTGATATAAATGAAATAAAATCTGTACTAAAAATTCTTTTAGAAAAGATAAATAACTAAAATTCCACTTTCAATTATCTAATGTCTGCGAAGCAAATAAATCTGGTAATAGAGCAAGGAACAGATTTTGAAAGTACCTTTACGATTTATAATGAAAATGGAACAAAATTAAATTTGACTGGTTTTACTGGTGCGAGTTTAATTAAGAAAAGTACTTACTCATCTACATCATATCCCTTTACAGTCTCCTTTCCAAATAGATTAGGTGGACAAATTAGTGTTTCAATGGGAAGAGGTAATACTTCACTAATTGAAGGTGGAAGATACGTTTATGATGTAGTCATTACATCACCAAATAATTACACAAGAAGAGTAGTTCAAGGAAGTGTTTTAGTAACACCAGGAGTTAGTCTATGACAAACTATGATGTAAGATTAACTTCTCAAGATAGATTTACAGTTGATGTAAATTATGAAATACCGTTAAAACAGGTACAATATAATAACCTCATCATTGATGATATATCAAGTCAATTCAATAATATTGAAACAAATTTTACTCTTTATGTAAATGGTGAAGAATATTTCCCAATTAACGAACAGCAACTTTTAATATCTATTAATGATGTTCTATTAGAACCAGTAGTAGATTACCAAATTTCTGGGAGTACTATTACTTTTACAATTCCACCATCTGGTGGAAATACTTTTTCGGGAATTGCATTAGTAACTACTGCAGATCTGACTAGAACAATAGTATTTTTGATAGATAATGGGTCATTAGACATAGATCCAGGAAGTAAAGGGTATATTTCTTTGGATGTGAGTGGAAAAATAGAATCTTGGACGATTTTATCAGAAGATACAGGATCAATTGCAATAGATATAAAGAAAACCTCATATGCAGATTTTCCTAATAATTTTACATCAATTGCTGGGGGAGAAATCCCAGTTTTAATAAATCAAGACAAAAATAAAGATGATATTTTAACTACTTGGGATGCATCTTTAAATACTGGCGACATTCTTGATTTTGAAGTATTAAGTTGTTCTGGGATTTCTAAATGCACCCTAACATTGAAATTAAAAGTGTGAGAAGTTTAGATTATAAATAAAGATATAAAACATTTTAATTGTATATTCCAGGAGATCAATAGATGGCACTTTTAGTACCAGATAGTGGAGAGCTTCAAACTTTAAGATATCTTGTAAATAGCAATCATCAGATTCCTAGAAATTTAATTCTGAAGCTGTTTTCAAGCAACACAACTCCAGCAGAAGGAGATGTTCCAACTCAATCAGCATACTATGAACCATATGATGCTTCTGGTCTAGTCGGTTATGGTACAGCACCTAATAATGGATATCCTCTCTGCATCAATAATAGATGGGATCAAGACTATACTGATCAGTATGGAATCCTATTAAATGGAAGTCTTTGGAACGTTAGAACAATCTTAAGCCCAATTGCATCCACAACAGGAAGTGGAACTACTGGTGAATATACAATTACTGTTTCTAGTACTTTAAATATCGCAGTTGGACATTATGTTTCTGGTGGAAACGTTGGTTCAAATGCTACCGTATGTGCAATTGATGGAAATACCCTGGTTCTCTCAGTACCAAACACAGGAAACTTCTCTGGACAAGCACTAGAATTTGGTGTGGGTACAACAACTGCTTCTTATCCGGAGCAAACATTTACTTTCACCGATGCAGGTAACCAGCAATATGGTTACTATTTGGTAAGAGCAAATAATATGCCAGTTCAAATTCACGGTGTTGCTAATGCTGCAACAATTTCCGTAAATGCTGGTGTTGCAAAATCTCAGACTATTGGTGTTATTGCACAATCATATATCACTTTGTTTGAGACAAAGTATGAACCACTAGCAACAGGATCTGTAACTAATTATTCATTTACTGTTGATAATATTTCAGGAATCACAACAAACCAAAGAGTTGTAGGAGCAGGAATTGCTGCAGAGGCAAGAGTAGTTGGATTCAACACCAATACAGTCTTTGTAAATAAGGCAAACGTTGGTTCAGTTTCAGGTGTAGCAACCTTCTTTAAGAATGTTGCTGAAGATGTAACTATCGGAATGGGTGTTACTCATTCAAACCTTTCTGGTGAAATCAACGCAATTCCAGCAAACACTAAAGTAATTGGAATTGATGAGAAGAGCAGAATTGTTTATCTAAATAATGCTCTAGTCAATAACATTCAGTCTGCGACTGGTGATACAGTTACATTCTCCTCAAGTATTGTGAGCACTGGATCAACTGGTCATGGACTAGTTCCTGGTGATGTTATTTACATTGCAGCAGGAACAGGAAATAGTACAACTACTTCATCAACATATGCAGTTTTTGAAACTCCTAACTCAACAACGTTTACAACTACCCCAGCACTAAATGGTACTGGTGCATCAACTCTGTATAGCAGCATCTTCTTCGCAGAAAGATTCACAAACGGTCCTTACAACATTCAAAACAACGGTGACCAAATTAAGGTTACCCTCAATATCAGCCTCGACTGATTTTTTAAGAAAATATAATTTTATTATGAGGGGTTGCGAGAGTAATCCCTCATATTTTTTCTCTATAGCCTTGTGCGGTAGATAATTAGATGGCATCATTTTCATATACTACCGATACCTCAATAAATTTTTTCAGGTTATTTTCCTCAACGGAACAATTATTTGAAAAATTTTCCTATGGGTATAATGAATTTTCAGATACTTATCTGGAAGTTGTTGATTTTGGTGGACTGCTGGATGAGGCAATAGAATTTGATGACTTTGGATCTGTAGCATCTACTGCTATGGAATTTGAACTATATGGTTTCATCACACAAACAAGTACATCTGCAAATGGAACTATACGGAAGATTGTATCTTCCACAACACATTCAATTACTAGAGCGGATGAGATACAGGGAATCACATTCCTGTTTCAAGGAAAATCTAATGTTTATATTAATAAATCACATATTGGATATGGTATTGTATCCGATATTAACGGCATTTTAATAGAGAAAAATACCGAATCCTATGTAGGAACAGGAAGAGCATTTGGATTCGGGAGTAAGGCAGAGAGAGTTGTTTCTTCATACAACAACTCCTCTGTCGTTTCTTTTGTAACAATTGATTATAACCTAATCTCATCACCAGAAGATTCATCTGAAGATTATGGTTCTATCCTCGATGAACCAAATCTTCCTGCAGAACGTGATGATTATGGATTCGTAGTAGGTCGTGGATTAAGACCTTATGGATTAACGAAATTAATCAGTACAACAACTGAAAAAAATACTGAAGATTATGTAGGAACAGGATCACTCTTTGTATTTGGTAAAGCAAAAGTATTTGTGTTGCCAAAACACATTGGTAGAGGTGCTGTTAAGGTTCGTGGTGCTTATAGCAACCTTAAAAATACAGAATCTTATGTTGGAACTGGATCTCTCTTTACATTCTCCAGTACAACAGAAGCAGTTGGCACCAAACCCCCTGTATCTGGTCTCTTTAGAGTTTTTGGTTCAGTTGTAGAGAAAAACACTGAAAACTACGTCGGAACTGGAGTAGCATTTGGAATTGCCAATGCCTTAGAAAGCATTACAGAACCTTACACTGGTTCTGGTTCTATTACTGTTCTTGGTGGTTACAGCAACCTCAAAAACACTGAAAATTATGTAGGAACGGGTAGAGCATTTGGATTCGGAAGTAAGGCAGAAAGTACTTCTGTTTCCTATAATGAATCATCTACGGTTGATTTTGAAGGTATTGATTACAACCTCATCACATTACCAGAAGATTCATCTGAAGATTATGGATCAATTCTTGATGAACCAAATCTACCATCAGAACGTGATGATTATGGATTCATAGTAGGTCGTGGATTAAGACCTTATGGACTAACTAGATTCTCTGGTCATCTTGTTGAGAAGAATACTGAGGATTATGTTGGTTCTGGAAATCTATTCAAATTCGGTCAGATTCAAGTTGCTTCAGTATCACCATATGTTGGTTCTGGTTCTATTAGAATTGGTGGTGCGTCTAGTGATCTTAGAAATACAGAATCTTATGTAGGAACAGGTAGAGCATTTGGATTCGGAAGTAAGGCAGAAGCAATTGGTACAAAACCACCTGTATCTGGTCTGTTTAAGGTTATTGGTGCTGTTGTTGAGAAGAATACAGAATCCTACTTTGGAACTGGATCACTCTTTACCTTCTCCAGCACTACAGAAGTAGTTACAAACACTCAAGTTTCAACTGGACTATTTAAGTTTAATGGAATTGGTGTTGAGAAGAATACAGAAATTTATGTAGGAACAGGTAGAGCATTTGGATTCGGAAGCAAAGCAGAAAGAACAACTGCTTCATACAATCAATCATCTATAGTTGACTTTGAGAGTCTTGATTATGGTTCAATCAATGAACTCGAAAGTTCCAATGAAGATTATGGCTTAATCCTTGACGAAGCAAATCTGCCAACAGAACGTGATGATTATGGATTAATTACTGGTCGTGGATTAAGACCTTATGGACTAACTAGATTCTCTGGTCATCTTGTTGAAAGAAATACAGAATCCTATGCAGGAACTGGATCTCTATTCACCTTCTCCAGTACAACAGAAGCATTCAGTCCAAAACCACTAGTATCTGGACTCTTTAGAGTCAGTGGTGCTGCTACTCAGTCCATTACACCAACTACAGAAATTGGATCTGGTTCATTATTTACATTCATAAGTTCAACAGAATCCGAAACAAATTCTGAAGTTGGAACTGAATTATTCAGATTCTCTGGTCATCTTGTTGAAAGAAATACAGAATCTTACTTTGGAACTGGATCTCTCTTCACGTTCTCCAGTACTACAGAGGCAGTTAGTACAAAACTTCCCGTATCAGGTCTCTTTAGGGTCAGTGGTTCTGCTACTGAATCCTATACACCAACTACTGAGATTGGATCTGGTTCTGTATTTGTTTATCAAAAAGTACAAATACTTGATGCAGACGATAAGGGAAGACTCGTATCTGCATATGAAAGAATAACATTTGATGAAGTAGGAATACCAAGATCTATCAATATTAGTGGTAGGGTTGGAATTTACTTCCAGTTCCGTGAAACTGGATCTGGTTTACTGAGAGTAAATGGTAAAGCAATAATTAGACTCAAACCGATTCATATTGGTGAAGGATTCTTATATGTCAATGGTTCTGGTGCTGAATCAATTACACCAACTACTGAGATTGGATCTGGTTCACTATTTGCATTTGTAAGTTCTTCCGAATCTGCTGGTACAAATCCACCAGAGAACACTGCTCTATTTAAATTTAGAGGATCTGCGGTACAAAGAAATACCGAATCTTATGTTGGTGTTGGAATTGAGAGAATCAATGTTGAATCTCTAGTCTTAATCCGACCAAGATATCCAGGTTCTGGATCAATTTCTGTTACTTCTACATCCACTGATAGCAGAAACTATTCATTCATTGGATCTGGAAATCTATTTGGATTTGGAAGTGCTTCAGAGTACTTAACAAATGCATATAAACTTGAGAATTTAATAATTCACATAAGAGGTTCTGCTAAGGAAACAAATTCTGAATCCTACGTTGGAACTGGTTCTGTATTTACATTCCAAGGAGCAACAGAATCTAAAGGATCAAATCCACCAGAAAATACTATTCTATTCAAGTTTACTGGTTCTGGAACTGGAAAAACTCAACCAGTATATGTTGGTCAAGGAAAAACTAAAATATCTGAAGGTTCTGGTCGTCCAGACAAAAATAATAAGACATTTATTATTTCTGCAGAGGAGTCTTCCTCGGTCAGGACTATTCAAAAACCAGTACTTACCAAAATACTTGGTTCTGCAGAAACATCTAAACCAACAGTTTACAAAGGAAGAGGGAGATTATTTGGATTTAGTGGAGCATCAGAATCCACTTCATTCAGTCCAGATGACACAAAAGGTCTATTTAATATTTCCGGAACTGCAATTGAGAAAAATACAGAAGCATATAGAGGCTCTGGTACTATATTCTCAATTATTGGATCTTCATATTCCGAGACTGCGGTAGTTAAGGGGCAGACAAATCTATTCAGAGTTACTGGTTCTGGATCAGAGTCCTTTAGTGAAGGTAACTATACAGGATCAGGACAAATTGTTACTTCAGTACAATCCAAGTCCGTTGTTACATTCACACCAAAATTAGTAACAACATTATTTGAGTTTACTGGAAACGCACAGGAAAGAAATAGTGAAGCATTCCGCGGTTCAGGAACAATTGGCATATTTGTAAGTACAGGAAAATCTGTATTTTATGATTATAAAGTATCCCAAAGAGCACTTAGAATTTTTGGAAATACCTTTGAATCTTTTGCAAGATCTAATTATAATGGCAAAATTAACGCACTACTCGTTGGAGAATCACAAGATAGAAAGAAAAATTATGTTCAACCTAAGAAAACTAGAATATTCATAATATAATTTAAAAAACACATTTAAAATAAATGATAAATAAAAATATAGAAAAATACCATGTCTGCTGATAGATGGCAAATACTAAAAGGGTACAGTTCAGAAGAGGTTCCGAGGTTGAACACACAACATTTACTGGTGCAAATGGTGAACTTACAGTAAACACTACAAATAACTCGGTTCACGTTCATGATGGAATTACTCCTCGTGGATTTGAATTATTAAAAAGAGATTTTTCGAACTCAATTAGTGGAACTATAAATGGATCTCTGTCTGTTTCTAATTTTTTCCAAGTTTCAGAATATGTTCAATTTGGAAGTACATTAACAGTTGCTGGTTTTGTTGGTCTATCTTCGGATGTCACTATTGGTAAAAATTTAGGAGTAGGTCACAGTTTAACTGTTGCTGGATTTGTTGGTTTATCCTCCGACCTAACCATATCAGGAACCACTGGTATTGGTTCAGACCTAACAGTTGGTGGAAAGGTATCTATAGGAAATAGTATTTTCATAGGTTCTGTCGCAGGGATTGCATCAAATACTACAATTGGTGGTTCTGTAGGTATTGGATATTCATTAAATGTAGGATCTTCACTGAATGTTGGAACAAGAGCTGGAATTGGGTCAAATGCTACAATAGGTGGATCCGTTGGTATTGGTTACACATTAGATGTTGGTTCCAATACTGAGATTGGAGGAACATTATCAGTAGATGGATTTGCTCAGTTAAATGATGGTTTAAATGTTATAAGAAGTGTTGGAGTTGGACAAAGTTTAACTGTTGATGGTTTTGTTGGATTTGGATCTGATTTAATTGTAACAAAAGGGATTACAGGTAAAACAGGTATTCTAAGTGCCCTAAATGTTGCTGGTATTTCTACTTTAGAATCAGCAATCATTAGTGGATTAAACTATCCAATACTTGATGGACAACCAGGACAGGCATTAGTTACTGACGGTGCCGGAAATATTGCATTTGGTGCTGGTGGTTCTGCTGCAGAAAGTAGAATCAGAGTATCAGCAAATGAAGGAAGTGATGATAATGACGGAAGAATTCTTCCAGTAGCAACAATTAGAAAAGGATTAGAACTAGCATCACAAAGATTAAAAAATACAGTTGCTAGTAGATTTATTGATGGTGCTAATTTATTAAAATTAAATAAAGAATTTATTAAAGGGGAAGTAATTGGTTATATTAAAAATCAATACCCATCTATAGTTGGTGATCCAGGGTTTAATGAAACCAACGCAAACCTTTATATTGGATATTTTATTGATGCACTTATTCATGACCTTTCATACGGTGGAAATTCAAAAACTGTTACTGCGGCACTTGCATATCGTCAACTTGTTAGGACAGCATTTGACAATAGACTCACTGAAACTATTGCTGCTTTCCAACACATTATAACAATTTCAAGATATATTATTAATAATATTCCAGTACCAACAACATACCAAATAACATTTAGTCAAGTATATGATTTAAACGTACCATATGATTCATCAATTAGTAGAACTCAATATGATTTATTTTCTTGTGCTAATGTTTGGTCTGCAATTGGATCATTTGTCGGAATAACTACAAATGTTATTACTAGTGGTGTTGGATTTGCTCCATCAAAAACCTATCCTCAACCAGAAACATTAGATGCAGTTACTGTTTTTGTTGAGGGTGGTGATTATATAGAAAATAATCCAGTGATTGTTCCTGATGGTGTTTCTATTGTTGGAGATTCTCTAAGAAACACTGTTGTTAGACCTTTAAACGCTGGTGAAGATCTATTCCGTCTAAGGAATGGTTGCTATTTGACAGGATTTGCAATGAAAGATTATGTTGTTGATGGTGTACCTCAACATACATTTGATTATGCAGTTGCATTTGATGATCCATTTGATCCAACAGTCAGTAGAGTTGGATATGCTGGTAGCATTGTAAATGTTGTTGAAGCATATTATAATAATATTACTGGTATTACTACAATTACAACTGCAGATCCCCATGGATTAATTAAAGGACAAGTTGCAAGATTGTCTGGACTTGGATTTACTTGTGCATATAATGGTGGAATTGGCACCATTTTCTATCCAGAATCAAATGTAAGTGGCCAACGTGATTTTGATGTTGTTTCTGTTGGATCACCTGTAGAGTTTACAATTAAAGCTGGAATTAGTACAATCCCACATTTTTATGCTGGTGGAGGAACTTCTCGACTAGGAAAGGCAAAAATTACACTATCCCCATATGTACAAAACTGCTCAATTCTTTCATTCATAGGGGCAAATGGTGTTCTAGTTGATGGGTCTAAGATTCAGGATAATAATATTCCAGCAGTCCCAGAAGAAGCAGAAAAACCACCAGTTGGGGATATTCCAACTCAAGGCAAATCGATGGTTGCGAATGCCTTTACTATGGTTTCCTTTGGTGGTATTGGTTGGAGAACAATTAACGATGGATATGCTCAGGTTGTTTCTTGTTTCCAAATCTTCTGCCGTTATGGTTCACTAACTCAGTCTGGTGGTTACCTATCAATTACCAACTCCGCAACTAACTTTGGTCTATATTCATTAAGATCCACTGGTTTCAGTCCAAACTCATTTACATTTGATAGGGGAAGAATTGCAGCAACTGGAGTTTCTGGTGGATTACAAACACTTAAAGTGGTTGGTTTGGGAAGATCTGATCAAGATTTATATGTATTAAGATTCTTCAATAATAATAACAATGATGTAACTTCAAACTTTAAACCACTTATTACAACTCAACAATTTAATGTTGCAAGTTCCATTAATACTGTAACAGATACAGTTACAATCCCAGGTCACCCATTCATCAATGGTGAAAGTATCATATATCAAGGAAATGAGGATGCAATTCCAAAACAAGTAATTGACGGTCTAGTAAGTGGAAACCAGTACTATGTTCTTTATATTGATGCAAGTTCATTCAGACTTTATGAAGATGACAGTTTAACAAGACTAGTCTCTCTTGGTTCAACATTTGTTGGTATTAATACATTTATTAAGAATAATCAAGATTTCTTTGCAGTTGAAATTATTGAAGCACATAATAATTATCAAAGAGTAAGTCTTGCATCAACTTCATCCACATTAAGATTTGTTTCAGGAAGACAAGTCACTCAGGCGATTAGTGGAGGACAAGCAGTAGGTATTGCTCTAACATACTTGCCAGCAACAAGAACACTAATTGTTTCCAACGAAGAAGTTGCTGGTGTAAGAAACATATTCTCTGCTTCCGGTAATGTAATCCAGGATCATAGCGCAGTACCTGTTTCAATTGGAGTTACTGCAGTAGTAGGAATTAATACTTACTTCACAGTAAACACCAAGGTAGACTCAACAAATCCAGGAAACGTAATTCCAGATATTGGGGATCTACCAGAAACTTATAAGTTACACTTCCACAGACCATCTATTATCAACTCCTCATCTCATACTTGGGAATATTCGGGGTCTGGTACTGATTATAATGCACTCCCACAAAACGGAGGTAAAACAGACCCAGCAACTGAACAAGTATTTGAGCAGGGTGGTCGTGTTTATTCTTCTGGTACAAATGAACTTGGTGACTTTAAGATTGGTAACTTCATTGTTGCATTTAACAGAACAGGAAACATCATTTTTAACAACAAAGTAACAATTGGTCAGTTAGACTCTCTGAGATTGAGCCTTTCTGGTGGTACAGTTATTGAGGAATTTTCTACAGATACAAATCTCGGAGAAACTGAAATTGGTGGTCCACTAAACAGAAGAGTTTCAACTCAACTTGCAGTTAGAACGTTCTTAAATAACAGACTAGGAGATTTCATTGATCAGAATGTAAGTACTAGTGCGATTCCTAATGCAGTTGTCAAATTGAATGCATCAGGACAGATTAATGCTGACCTGATTCCACCTAAAGTTGTTAGTTTTATTACAGTAAATACACTTGGCGGAAGAACATCATTAGTTAACCTCATTCCTGCGGCAAATATTAGGCAAGGGGATACTGTTGCAGAACCAGAAAATTCCTATGTTTTAGTTCAAGATACAGTACAAGAATTCTTAATTCTTGACAGTTCAACTAGAAATTATAGATTCTTTAATGGTGATACTGTTGTAAGTACACTATCTGCTGGATCTGCAATTGGTATTGTAACTGCACCAACTTCTGTTGCTTATGGTACAACTGGTTTGGTTAAAGGTGTTGCTTTAAATCTCAATGCACTTAATGGTGGATCTGGTTACACAACTCCAGGAATTTATACTGGTGTTACATTAGACAGGGCAACTGGTATTGGTACTAATATCACAGCAACTATCACAGTTAGTGCTGCTGGAACAGTTTCTAACGTTGCTATTAATACTGGTGGAAGAGGTTATACTGTTGGTGATATTTTAACACTTAATACTCCAGCACTAATTGGAGGAAGAACTGGTGGTTCAAACTTCCAAATTTCCGTTTCTAATGTTGAGACTAGACTATATCTAAGACTCACAAATAATCAGAAATTCCCAGGTTCAATTGTTGTTCCAGACTTTATTGTAGATAACGATGCGGTAGCAATCTCTACAAGTTTGAGAGTTGGTGTCGGAAGAACATTTAATCCAACTGATACAAATACCGATGGAAGTGTAGACTTCTTCAATAATAGAATTCTATTGACATCAATTCCATTTAGTAATGGTGACCCAGTTGTCTATAGCAACGGTGGGGGAAATACTGTCGGTGGTCTCATATCTGGAAGTACATACTACATTAAGAGAGTTGGAATTACATCAGTAGAATTGCATAATACTTATGCATTGTCATCTGCAATTTCATTGACATCAAGTGGAAGTGGGACTCATGAATTAATAAGATATCCAATTAATGAAAATAGAGATACTTTTGTATTTGCAAATCATGGACTTGCAACTGGTGATGCAATTAGAGTTACTGGTTCTACTCCTACGGGAATTACAACTGGTGCCTTCTTCTATGTTGGATCTGCAACAACAAACTCATTTACATTCCACACAACTCAATCAGATTCAACTCAATCGACTAACGGTGTAACTCTAAATGCAGTTGGTATCACTTCAGTTGGAATTGGAACTACTGTTATAATTACAAGACAGAATGTTAGATATTCTGCAACAGTAAATACCTCTTCCGCACTTCTATCAAATTGGTCACTACTTGCCAAATCTGATATTGATGCTGCTAATATTATTTCGGGAACTATTTCTCCAACAAGACTTGGTTCTGGATCTGCAACTCAGGATACCTTCTTGGCAGGTAATTCTGCATACCAAAGAGTTATTAAGAGTGTTGGAATTGGAACTACTCAGCCAATTCAAGCAACTGCAACAAGTTTTATATCAGCTCCAGGTGGTGTTGGAGTTAATACTTATTATGGTGATATTAATATCTCACTAAATCGTGTTGCTTCATCTTCTGATACATTCTCAACTCTTGGTGTTTCCAGATTCAAGACATCAACATTCTCAATTGGTGCTGATGGTCAAGTAAGCATTAGGAACTCTGCTACGGGTGATGTTGATGCATCAACTCTTGGAGGACAAACCCCAGCATATTTCATCGATCCTGCAAATCTATCTGCTGCTGTACCAATCACTAGGGGTGGAACTGGATTAACTGGTCTTCCAGCACTTGGAGCAATCCTAATTGGTAATGGAAGTGCATTCAACCAAACAACAAGTCCAACTTTCACAGGAAACGTTGTATTTAATAATGGCATTGCGATTAGTGGTATAGTAACAGCAACAAGATTTGTATCTAACGTTGCTCAGGGAACTGCTCCAATCTCTGTTGGTTCTTCAACTCTTGTTACCAATTTAAACGCAGACTTTGTTGATGGGTTAAATGCAAACAACATTACTGATCAGATTAATAGAGCAAGAACATTTGCTTACTTTATGGGTATTTCATAGTTGTTATAAATAAAAATAAGGAAAACTTTAATTAATGAATGAATAAATATGTCTGGAATTTTAGGACAATCTGCCCCATTGGCAGCAACTAACACAACTATTTACACTGTCCCTGCCAATACGCATGTAGTGGCAAATATTAGTATTGCAAATAGAGCATCCACTGCTGTCACTGTTCGTATTGCATTGGCAGCAGCACCAACTCCAACAAATGCTGAGTTCATTGAATTTGATACTACTATTCCAGGATTTGGTGTCTTGGAAAGAACGGGTCTTTCACTTCAATCTGGTAGATTAGTTGTAGTATTTGCAAGTAATGCGAATACCTCAGTTTCGTTATATGGAATTGTGCAGTCCACCGTGTAAGGAGGAAACTTAAATGGCAAGGTATATTGGAAATATTCCATATAGAGACCCAGACGAAGAAGCATATAACTTTAGAACAAGACCGTATGCTCGTTCTACTGATATGACGTTGGATGGTAATGGAAGGGTATCTTCTGTTACTTATGGTGATAAAATACTATCAAGTCTTACATACGACATAGAAAACAAAGTCACAGGTTATGTTGAAACTATAGGGTCTTCTTCATATACATTCACTATAACATATAATGCTGATGGTGATGTAACTTCAGTCACGAGGACATAAAGATGTCAATAGACGTTTTAGCATATAATTCATTAAGTGCTGAGATTAAACCCCTAAGAAATGCAGTTAATGCATTGCAATGTTGCATTGATACAACAAATGCATCAATATCTGCAGTTCAAGGTTCTATTACTACACAACTTGCTTGCTGTGCTTGTGTAGAGGCACAAGTTGCAGCAAATGCCACGTCCTTAGTTGCAAATGCAGGACCAAATCAAGCTCATTTGTGGTGTTTAATACCAACTGGTTCCAGTTGGACTGGAGGTGTTTTAGTTTGCGATACATCTGGAAATTTTAGATGTGGTGCAACTTGTACTTGGACAGTTCCGGGTGGTGTAACTTGTGCTAGATTCCAAATATGGGGTGCTGGTGCTGGTACTGGTTCTGGTTGCTGCTGTGGTGGATCATCTATAGGTGGAACAGGTGCATATGCTTCTGTTATAATGCCAGTAAGTGCTGGATGGACATATACTCTTTGTGCTGGTTGTGCATTCTGCTGTTATGCTTGTAGAGCACAAAATGATGCAGATGGTTGTGCTTCATTCGTTACTGGATGCAATCTAAGTAATTTCTGTGCAGAAGGTGGTGAAGGTAGTATGTTCTGCGAAGCAATTACTAGATGCATAATTGGAGCAGCAGCAAATAGTTATTGTATGTATTTTGGTTGCTTATGTAATAGTGGATCCGATTATGCATCTAG